CTTTAATATCGCTTTTACCAAAAACCATCACAATGCCGACGGAACGCTTACGATTGACGTTGAATGCGAGCATGTGAGTTATGATTTATTGGGCGACGAAAACGATCCTGCCGACACGATGATAGTAGACTATTATGCAGATGCCGGCACTCCTGAAACATTAATGACCAATCTGCTTGCGGGTACAGGCTTTACGGTTGGGGCGGTCGAATTTACCGATCCTGAGACTTTAGCGATTAATGAGAGGGTTAGTAAAAAGGGGATACTACTGACCTTGGCGGCTCAGGTTGGTGGCGAGCTAAAGTTTGACAAGTACGAGGTATCTTTGTTAACTCGCAGGGGCGCGGATAATGGTGTAAGTTTTAGATATCGCCGAAATATTATCAGTATGTCAAAAATCGTAGACAACCGTAATAGAGTGTCAGGCTTGCCAACGGTAACATACGACACGGACGTTGTCGAGCTAGAATTTGCCGAAGGGCATGGGGTTGACGATCATTACGAATTAGGCGATACGGTTTATCTTTTTGACGATCAGTTAGGCATCGCTAATTTACCAGTTCGAATCATTAAGGAATCACATGATCCCATGCAGCGGATGAAGGGTAATGTGACCATATCAAATGCGACAGATGCCTTTATAGGCGATATAAGTAATACGGTATCTAATCTGCAGCAAACGTCAGTCCAAAAAGATGCATCATACTATGGGTCGAGGATAGGGCCAACGATTGGGTTTGAAAGTACCAGGGCCGACAACTTGGCAAGGGCTTTTTTTAATGCCGATGCTTTTAAAATGCAGGCAAGAGCTGCCGCCATAGATGAGTGGTTAGATAAAGTTTATTATGATGCCGCCAATGGCGAGTATACCCTTGATGGTAGGTTTATCCTTAAATATTTAGGTAAGCTTTTGGCTGAAATTTATAAGGATGAATATGGCGGCAGAATGAAGCTTTATGACGCTGACGGAAACTTAAATATCATCATGGGGGTTGAAGCTGGCACTGGCACCAATACTGGCGGCACATTAATTTTCCTTAAAGATGTTCCCGAAGGGGAAGATTATCGAGACTACCGTAGAGTTGAGATAGGGATAGTAAAAGCGACGGATTCAGGAGTAATAAATCTACGCGACACTAATAATAAGGCTAGAGTCTCAATTGAGGCTGATTCGGCCATTGGGCCCTATATCGCAGTAAGGGACACAAACGAAGTAATCAAGACATTTTTGACAGTTAGTAAGTTGGATTTAGGCAAGCTTTGTGTAGATACCGAAGATTTAACCCTTGGCGTGCCTGCTTTCGTTGTCAAGACTGCTGCGGGTGTGGTAAAATCCTATCTTGCCGAATCAAGTGGGCAGATAAATAATAAAGAGATTGCCACGCAGGAATATGTTGACCAAGCAATAGCCGATCATGTAGCAGCATATGTCCATACACCTGTATAAGCGCCAAAGAGTGTTATTTTTATTGCCAAAAATCATAATTAAAAGTAAACTAAAAAGGCCGGAGGCTTGGCAAGGGTAGCTCCCTTGTGACGAATGTACTTGCCCAGTACAGCCCTGGCACATTTGGGCATACCCTATAGGGGCAATGGGGTGCTATAGGCACACCGCAGAGGACTTGGATTTATTCCGAGTCCTTTTTGTATTACATATTGGAGGTGTGTTTTATTGAATGAACAATGCTTATCTGACAATCCATGCGTAGCTGTAGCTCGTTTGGAACAAAGGCAAAATAATACGGACTCAGACATCAAGGATATAAAAGACTGCCTCAAAGCCTTACAGAGTCGCCTACCACTCTGGGCAACATTGGCCTTTACTGCTGCCGGTACAACTATTGGGATACTGGCATCACATTTAAAATGAAAGGAGTTTAATCATGCCGATAATCTGTATTGACCCAGGCCACAACAATAAAGATGCCGACACTGGCGCGCAAGCCAATGGACTCAGGGAAGAATTGCTGACCTTGGATATTTGCCAGAGGATTAAGCCCTTGTTGGAGTTTAATGGATTTACCGTCGTAATGACCCGGGATGGCGATTTTGTTAACGGGGCCCATAACACACTTATCGAGTCCCTGCAAACCCGTTGCTATATTGCCAATAAAGCACAGGCTAATTTATTTATATCAGTCCATATAAACGCCGGAGGTGGCTCCGGAGTAGAGGTCTTTGCTCTCCCCGGGGGTCAGGCCGAGAAGGCTGCAAAGATTGCCTTATATTACTTAGTACAACAAACCGGATTGACTGACAGAGGCGTAAAAAGCGATAGTTTTTATGTGCTTAAAAATACCAACATGCCCGCAATCCTGACAGAGAATGGCTTTATTGATAACCATTCGGATGCCCAAAAACTTGCCAATCCTGATTTTAGGCAAAGGATTGCCATAGCCCATGCGAAGGCCGTATGTGATTACTTTGGGCAGGAGTACAAAGAGCAGGGTACGACAGAGCAACAACAGCCTGACAAAGTACAGGAAACTCTGAAACTGGCAAAACAGATAGTATCTATTTGGGAAAGCAAATGAAGTACGATGGGAGGATGATTTTTTTGAAAAGCTGGTACGAATCAAGGACAATACTTTCGGCAATAGTGGTTATCTTAGCGACTATCTTTGGGCTTTTTGGGTATGTCGTTGACGATGGCAGTCAGGGGCAAGTAGTTGATTTGGTTACAAGCATAATTACCGGGATTGCTGGATTAAGCGCGATTGTTTATCGGATTAAATCTACTAAGCAGATAAAGTAAGCTGTCAAGTAATCCTTGACAGCTCAATATTTTAACCCCCTCCAAACGGAGGGGTTATTTTTTTTGATCTTTTTTAATTAAATTGATAAAAATATACTAAAATCATGTTGACATATCTCTTGATTAATGGTATACTAATATCAAGATAAAGAAACGAAAGGGGTTAAGAAAAATGGTAAAGGCTACTAAAGCAACTAGACAAAGACTCAAAAAACTAAAAAATATAAATAACACATTAGCTGAAATATTAATCGAACGTATAGAAATTGCTGAAAATATAGAAGCTTGCATTAATGATGGATTTACACTTACACAGGATGATTATAGCAAAGGATTTTACTCTAATGATAATCTATATATCAAAGCTCAACCTTGGGAAAAGCCTTATTTTAGTGGATTTTATACCAAATATCCTTCCTTAATTTCTACAACATTCACGCATGGATTAAACGAAGTGCAAATACCAGATATAAACAAAATGGTCAAAGCAATGTTAAGGAACTGATAAATTCAAACCGAGCCGGGCGGTTAATCCCGGCGTTAAGGGGGGAGGGAGAAAGGATAAATGAAAGCAAAAGACATTAAAGGATGCGATAACTGTCCATTATATAAAAATGATTGCAAAGGTGGATGGTCTTCGGATGGCAGGGGGACACCCGTAGAGCCTCCTTGCACTGGATGGGATGATGATAATGACATATATGAAGGTATGTATGAAGAATATTAAAAAAATAAAGAGGTTAAAATGAACATCAAAAAACAACACGGCGGCCGACGCGAAGGCGCTGGTCGCAAGCCAAGCCCAAGCCCCAAAAAGACATTCTCTGTCAAGTTGACGGAGAATGAAAAGCTAAAAGTCCAGGAGTTTATTAAGGAAATGAGGGGTAAAAATGAAAGCTAAATATCCAGAATTAACTTGTACCTGCGGAATGACCGCAAAAAATATAAAATCAAACAAAAATATTACTTGCCCAAAATGCAAAAGAGAATATTACCTTGCCGAAGCCCTTGGTAAATGGTTGTTTACGGGCAGACAAAAACCCGCCAACTAAGGCGGGTCCTACTATCTTATTTACTTTAAGCCATACTGGGCCTTATTTTCTAATCTATCTCCCTGAAACATCAGATTAGCGTTAGCCCCTAAGCCTCCCTCACCTTTATACTGATACATAACCGTATGGTACTGATCGCCGGGGGTTCCACTTTCAGATAGTATCTCGCCTGGTCCTCCGATAATCGCAGTGGTATCCTCGTATGACATTCCGCTTTTTAGCTGCTCGAATTCGGACTTGCTTATAGTTGGTTTATTTTTAACCGGCTCTGGTGTAGGAGTAGGTGTCGGTTCCGTTGTAGGAGTCTGGGCGGGCGTCGAAGTCTGCGCAACAGGTGGAGTAGTATTTACCGGGGTAGATGTTGCGCTTGTCGGAGCTTGCGATCCTCCACCTTTTGCCGCACTTAATATGACTACAATAATTAAAAAGTATCCAAAAATTGCAACGATTTCCTTCCATGTTTTACCTGATCTAAATCCTGGGATTTTACTCATTAAAACATCTCCTTTTTGTTTTTAGAATACTACTATTTGATTATTTTTCCAAGACAAATATTTAACACTACAACAACGACAATACGACAAGCCCTACTTATTGCCAAAAGGCCACTTAAAAAACTTCTTTTTTTCTTGTTGTTGATCTTGCTTTAGTCTGATTAACTTGGTTAATTTTTCGTCATGGGATTTATTATCGTTAAGTACATCATCTAATTTACCCTCCAATCTCTGCATTTCTTCCTTAAAAATATTTCTCATAGCCTCCATAAATTCGGCCTGCTGATTTGTTATTGAAGTATCACAGCTGTGTTGGTCTTGAACAATTAACTCAGCAACAGCCCCATATTTCGATTCCAAGACCTCTTTTATTTCTTCCTGTGACTTTCTCTGCTTAATAAGTTTAACAATGTCAATAAGTACGTCTACGCTTCTCTCTGAGTATTTGGGATGCCTGCCGGTCTGCTCGTATTCAAAATATTGTAGATACTCATCTCTATAATTATTACTGGTGGACATAGGTATTTTAAGGCCGGACTTCTTAACGATGTCTTTCCATGTGTAAAACATAGCGATCCTCCCTAAAGATAAAATTCCTCCCATTTGGACTCCTGTTCCGGTTTCCGTTTTTCTTTTTTATTTTTAATTTTTTTATTAAAATTGTTATTTTTAAGATTGTTATTATTAGTGTCTCCATTTTGGGTATCCCCATTTTCCGTATCCCCAAAACAGGTACACGGTGAGATTTCTAAATTTAATGTATAGATATTATGTCCGAATTTATTTTTGTCACCTATAACTTGTTCAACACTTATGTATCCATACTTAATCAAAAGGTTAAAATGCTTGTAGTATCTATTTTTACCCATTACCAAATCATAAATAATTTTTGATACGGTGGGAAAAGCCGTATTTCCTGAACCAGCATAAGAGCAAAAGTAAGCATAGATTGCCTTTGCTTCCGGCGTTAGTCTCCGATCCTGGGCAACAAGCTTTGGATACAAGCCATAACCTTTTGAGTTTATGCCTATTACTTTTAAAAAGTCTGATTGCATAAAAAATATTCCCCTCTTTTCCAGCAAATTCCTACTTGCGAAGGGAACTCTCATGTGCTAAAATAATACCACAAATTGAAAGTTTCCTTCGGATGGGCCCTCTGAAAGTGTTGAGCGACCAAACTAAGCACTTCAGGGGGTTTTGCTATTTTTATCTATAATATCCTAAATTTCATGTTTTTTAAATAAAAAGTTTTATCCCTCGCGATTTGCGAGGGATTTTTGTTATAGGTATTTAGTACCAATTGTATAGGCTAAATAGTTCAATTATATAATAATAGCCCCGTAATTAAACAAATAATTACATATTGTATATATATAGAGGGGTAATTATCCAAGATACATAATACTTCGAAGAAGGGAGGAGTAATCGTTAAGCAAAAAAACACTCACGATTTTTTGCGAGTGCTTGCGAAATCCTTAAGAACTTTAACAATTAAATTATTAAGGCTCCTATTATCTTTAGCGGCGATTTGTTCAAGGTCTTGCTTTAGTGTCTTAGGTAACGTGGTGACATATCTTGTATTTTCTTCTGAAATTTTACCCAACTTTATCACCCTCCTTAGGTCAATCATAACAGATTAATCAACTATTGACAAGTATCGCATCAACTTGATATAATAAGGTAAAGTTTAAATGTTAAAGTAATATAAGGGTAAGGAGGGTAAATTTACTTGAAGAGGATACTGGACTTAAAGAGTATAGTCTTTGCTTGTGTAACATCGGCAGCTTTACTTTATTACTTAAAGTTAATATTCGATAATGGTAGTTTTACAGTAGATAGCAAGTGGTTGTTTTTAGCATTTGTAATTATGGTTATGTTTTGCTTTGCTTATATGATAGTTTACATACGAAGGCTGAATAAAACTGTAGATGATATGAAGTTAATGGTTGAAACAATAGTTGAAAATCAACTTGAAGACAGGATAGCGGCAGAGAAATTACATAGGAATACCAGGGTTTTGCTTTTAGAGGCAATAGCCGAGGGAGGTTCGAATGGGGGTAACAAAAAAAGAATTAAAGTTATGGGAAGAAAGTAATAGATTAAATGATTCAACTTTAGCCTATGTGAAAACTTTAGCAAAACAGAAAAAATTAAAATTAATAGAAACCGTACATCACGGATATGATGCTATACTTCTTACAAGTGGACTTGAAGTTTACAAGATAGTAGTAAATACAAATGAGTTTAAACTTAACGTATTAGGCAAAAATATGGTTGGAAACGACAAGGATCATTTTCACCATATCAAGGACTTCTTTTATAAAGAAGATTCGTGGCTAGAGGCAATCCAATTTGTGGGAGAAATAGTCCAAAAGAAAAGGAGTGAATACCTTTGTCTTGGCAAACGGTTCTACAGGAAAGCGCGAGAATATGGTTAGTAAACAGTTGGCTAACAACTTTAACTTATCTAATATGGGTTAAAACAAGTAGTAATATTAAATTATCAAAAGGTAAATTGATAATAATTTTTCTTTCATTATCGATTACTCATGCTATATTGAAAACAATAATTCCCGGTATAGCTTTTATATTTTTAATATTATTATTTATTTTAATTTCAGTCGCTTCATATAAATTAACAATACTTAAAACTTTAAAAAGCATTTTAAAATTAATGGGCATAATGCTAGTATCTGAAGTGGTTTTGCATGTTATTGCATTTAAGATTCTAGTCATGCAGGGGAATATTGATAGTGATATAATATTAATAATATCTGGCGTTTTAAACTTATTATTAGTTTTGATAATTAAAAGAAAGGAGCTGTTAAAAATGGGATTTTTCATATTTGGCGAACCTCAAACAAACACAAAGAAACCTGAAAAGCCAGAAACCGCTACTAACACCGAGAAGTAAAGTCAACAAGATAGGGGCCGTTTCATAGCGGTCCTTTATCATATCCAAGAAAGGAATAAGTATTGTACGATACAATTTCCAACTGGATGCTTATAAAATTAATAAAGGTTAAATATGAAAATTATGATAAATATGATTTTTTAATAAGAGAGATTCTGTGCGAAGGCATTACGGCCATTCTTTGTACAGTTATAGCCCTTACGATGGGTACTGTAATCGAAACAATCACGGCAGCAGTAATAATCGTCATTATCGGACAGTTAACTCCACGTAAGCACGCTCACAGCCTTGAAAGGTGTACTATATACTCTACCTTCGCCATAAGCGGAATAGCCTACATTGCAGTATACTTGCAGAACTATATCACGGTAGCTCTGGCAATGGTATTTGCCGGAATAATATCTTTAATATTTATTGAACATTAAAAATAAACAATCATTATAACAAATACTGTCGAAGTTATTGCCACTTGTAGTATTAGTTTGTAAAATTATATTATATTAATAAGATTTATAATAAAGAAAGGGTGATTTGCTTGAACATGAAATAAAAAAGGAGAAAGAGAAAATGAAAATTAATTTAGATATGGTCAGGCTGGCAAAAGGATTTACCCTGGATGACGTGTCAAAACAATGCAATATTCCGGTTAATATTATTGTGGAAGCAGAGAAAAATCCTGGCGAGGCCAAGATTAGTATTGTTAAAAAAATGTTACGACTGTATTCAGTCCCGGCAGATATTATATCGTGGTAATAAGTAAAAGCACCGTTAATGGTGCTTTATTTTTTTCTCATAGCTTTTATTAAGTTTTTTATTGTTTCCTTATCTCCGCTATCTAGTAATCTATATTCATCTTCGGTCAAAAGCGATTCTCTGTATTCACTTTCCCCGATTAACCAATCGAGGGATACGTTAAAAAATCTAGCAAGCTTATACGATGCTCTCATTCCCGGTTCGGATTTACCTTGCTCATATGCATGTATTAGAGATTTACCAGCGCCAATTACATTACCAATTTCTTCGAGAGACAAGCCTTTTTCTTTCCTTAATACCTTTAATCTTTCCCCAAAAATGTTATCACCTAAGCTATCTGACGTTTTCATGCTCTACTCCTTTAAATTTGTAAATATAACTTATGATTAATTATACTAATATATGCATAGCTTTTCAATAGAATTTTAATAAAAAAGTTAAAAATATTTAACTTTATGCTTGCGTGTTAAAAGTAAATGTGCTAATGTAAAAGTATAAAATAGTGAACTTTATAAAAAGGAGGATAGAGAAATTTTGGACAAAGTAATTAACGCAGGCATCAAGGCTTTAAGGGCAGAGTACGGACTCTCGCAGGCTGACATGGCTAATATTATAGGATGCAGCCTGACAACATACCAATTTAAAGAGACTGGTAAATTGGTATTTAGCATTGATGATGCCAAGATAATTAAAAAACATTTTAAACTCGAAACAATTGAGCCAGTATTTTTTGATTAATTTTTTTTAACAAGAAAGTTCAAAATTTTGAACTTATAAGGAAGTGAGGTGATTCAATGTCCAAGTTAATGCTTAACCCTGAATTCAATCTTTATGAACGTAACGGACTGGCTTTCTGTAGTAGTCGGCAGGTGGCGGGGGAATTTAACAAGCAACACAAAAACGTTCTTCAATCAATTGACGCCATCACTGACCCCACAAATGGGGCGAGTGAAGATTTTACTCGGCTTAATTTTCAGCCTAGTAGCTACTCGGATTCAAGTGGTAAAAAGAACCGCGAATACTTAATGACTAAAGATGGCTTTGCAATATTGACTATGGGCTTTACAGGAAAGAAAGCAATGAGGTTCAAAGAAGCCTACATCAATCGCTTCAACCAAATGGAATCTTTCATCCGCAATCTGGCAGAAGCCAAAGCCGACTTCCCCGAATTCACCCAGGCGATTATGTTAACCCACGATGAACCAAAGCATTATCACTTTAGCTCAGAGTTAGACATGATTAACCGCATAGTAACCGGCATGTCGGCAAAGCAATTCAAGGAAGCTCACGGACTGGGCAAAGTCAACTCAATCAGACCATATTTGACACCAGGGCAGGCCGAAGCAGTCAAGGCACTCCAAAGGATTGACATAGGACTGATACACGCCATCCCAGGCTTCCAAGAACGAAAGCAAATTCTAACAGCACAGTATAACCGCAGGCTGAGTATAGCCGGTTAATCCGGCTCCCTTGTACGGGTAGAAAGGAGGAAAATAGTTGAAAATTAAATATCTGCTTTGGCGACTATTTGCAAAGAAACGTAAGCAATGCCGTAGTTGTAAAAAGACTTTTTATGACCTCGAAAGAGGCACTAAGGAAGAAGAATTATTATTTGAAACTATTACTTATGGCTATATTGGCTGTCCGCATTGCCATACGGGCAATAGCTACATTCAAGTTTAGAAAGGAGAAAACAAATGGAACCAATCGAAGTTTTTAAAAAACTCAGGGATGTCAGCAATGAAATCGTTGAAGCATTGGAAACCGAGGACGCAGAAAAAACCGAGACAGCAATAGGAAAATTTATGTACTTAATGGTGCAAATTAATGCCTTGAAGTAAAGGAGGAATTTAATGTCAAGGGAGATTAAGTTTAGAGGCAAAGACTCAATAAAAGTTATTAATATTGACTCTAAGGATTATGACCAATACACCGGTCTTAAAGATAAAAACGGTGTGGAGATTTATGAGGGGGATATTTTATCCGTAATAAATCCAAATGGCGAAGAAGATAATCTATGCATTGTTGAGTGGGATGAAGCCGGATGTTGTTATTCTTACGAACCTTGCGGTGGATATGGGGATTTTGACAAATCATCTATCGGATGGGCAATGGAGATGGAGTTTAAATTTACGATTATCGGCAATGTTCACGAAAATACAGAACTTTTAAAGGAGGAATCCCATGAAAAACCTACTCCTTAACTGGCCTTGGTTCAAACGCCAGGTCAAAGAATATCACGAACGCAAGCGGGCAGAAAGGTTCCGCAGCCGGTGGAGGTGGATACTCAAGGGAGGGATGGTGAGATTGTAATATTAGTTGCAAGTTATGGCGTAGGCATAGATTCTACAGCGATGTTAGTGGAATTTGAAAAACGAGGTATAATTCCAGATTTAATTCTTTTTGCTGATACAGGAGCAGAACGATCCGAAACTTATCAATACTTAGAGTATTTTAATAAATGGCTTTTGTCTCATAATATGCCAATTGTCGAAATCGTTAAATATGTTGATAAAAACGGGGAGGTTATGACGCTAGAAAGAAATTGCTTAGAACAAAAAACATTACCCTCTTTAGCTTTTGGCTTTAAAACATGTTCCCAAAAATTCAAAAGTGCGCCACAAGAAAAATTTTGTAATCATTATAAGCCTTGTATTAAAACATGGGCCAAGGGAAGAAAAGTCATTAAGGCCATTGGATTTGATGCAGATGAAGAAAGAAGGGCCAAAAAATATAGTGATAAAAAATATGTAAGTTGGTATCCAATGGTTGAATGGAACTATGGACGTTCGGATTGCGAACGCATTATCACAGAAGCAGGTCTTTTAATACCAGGGAAAAGTAGTTGTTTCTTTTGCCCATCCATGAAAAAACATGAAATATTCGAATTGAAAAAAAATAATCCTGATTTGCTGAAACGAGCCTTAAAAATAGAAGCAAATGCAAAAGCAACACTGAAAATAATACCTGGACTTGGCAGAAGTTACGCTTGGAAAGATTTAATCTCGGCAGAAGAAAGTCAAATAAAAATGTTTTGCGATGTGGTCGATCAGACTTGTGGATGTTATGACGGATAGGGATGAGGATGGTGAGGCTGTGAGTAATGTCAAACAATTTACTAAAAAGAAAACCAACAAACTTAATCTTGATGCAACAGAAATAAAAGGTTTGGAATCCTGGGATTGGAACGATTTTAGAACTGCATGGCTGTTAATAGCTCAGCAGGCCGATGAAAACGCAGCATGGCAAGCAATATTCGATCTTTGGCAAGTTAGGGCGGGGGAGGTGAATAAGTGAGCTGGTACGTCACACCAGAGCAGTATCAACAAGCCCAAGCAAACGGCATCAATCCCGAGCGACTTACTGAGCGTGTACGAAGGTTAGGCTGGCCCATAGAAAAGGCGATAACTCAACCTATCCAAGCCCAAAGGACGCACGGCAGCTTATCCGAGTGGGTTAAAATTGCTGAACAAAACGGAATTTGTCGCAAGACATTTTATGACCGGATTAATCAAATGGGATGGACGGAAGAAAAAGCATCGACCCAACCAGTAAGTGACAGGAGGGAATTGTTGGCGAGGAATCGTGAAAAGCAACGCAAAATTCCTAAATGCTATCACGATTTGGCAAAGAAGAATGGGATTAAGCGAACTACTTTTATCAATCGAGTGAGGCAGCATGGTTGGTCTTTTGAAATGGCAGCTATAACGCCAGTTATAACGCGAAGCGAGGCTGGAAAGAAGGGAGGAATGGTCAATGCTGAGAAAACTTTTGCGGGCCGAAATCAAGAGTTTGAGCGAGGAAGAGTTTGCGTTAGTGCTGGATCTGGCGAAGGATGATATTCGGGTAAACCGTCTACTTACTAAAAAGCGAACAAGCATTAAATATCTGGTTTATGTGGCGAAAACAAGCATTGAAGCTTTGCAGAGGGGAATAAAAAAGACGGCATGAAAGGAGGTCAAAATTGTTAGAGCTTAATGGCTTTTACAATATGGATTGTATGGACGGGATGAAAGAATTTTCTGATAAATATTTTGAGTTGGCTATTGTTGACCCTCCGTATGGGATAGGTAAGGACTGGAAAAAAAGAAACAATAACAGAGACAGATATATTGACACAACATACACAAATAATTCAATTCCGGATGAGGAATATTTCAACGAATTGAAGAGGATAGCTAAAAATCAAATAATTTGGGGATGGAATTATTACACTGAGTATTTAGGCCCGACAAATTACCTGATATTTTGGGACAAAGTAACAAATGGAAGTTTTTATAGCGAAGGAGAAATTGCATACACATCCTTCAGGCAACCATTAAAAATATTTAGGTATCCGTGGGATGGATACCGCATGGGAAAAGAAACAGGAACAAAAAAAATTCATCCACACCAAAAACCAATTGAACTTTACAAATGGTTGCTCGTCAACTACGCAAAAAAGGGCGACAGAATCCTTGATACTCATGCCGGTTCTGCATCATCCCTTATAGCCTGCCACGAATTAGGTTTTGATTATGTCGGATTTGAATTAGATAAAGACTATTTTGGCAAAGCAATATATCGCCTTGAAACGATAAAGGCACAAATGGATATATTCGATTTTGTTGAACGGCAATAAAAAAAGCGACCTAAAAGACCGCTAAGGTTGTGAAACAATATCATTAATATTATAGCACAAAGGAGGGGTAAACATGCAACAACTCCTACCAACTTGCCTATGTGGGCGAACGATGACCGATAAAGACAGATGCCCGGCCTGTGGACTCAATTGGGAGCATGACAAGGACGGACACCTGGCATATGGATTTAGGTCGTGGATATTTACTCCATTAAAACTGAAACTTAATCATTATCAAAAATATATGAGGTGGAGGGATAGCGTATCAAGAATCCCAAAAATCCCACGCGGAAGCAAAAGGAACGGATCAAGGCGTTAGGGTTTAATTCGAAGGAATATTTGGTTAGTAAGGATTGTTCGGAAGTGTTCGAGATAGTGCATAAGGAAACAAGGGTGGTGAGAAGAATTGAAACTTACACAGGTGCAGGTACAAATACAGGAAAAACCAGTGGGTAGGCCACGATCCGTTGACTATGCTGAAATGGAAAGGCTTTACAATCTTGTTTATACGGATGATGAAATTAAAAAGGTCCTTGGATGCTCGAAGAAAACTGTCATGGATTGGCGCAAGGCCGAAGAAGCCGCGCCAAATGCTGAGTTAAGAAGATGGATGGAAAGACGAGGATTGATTAGGAGGGAAATAGTTGGATATTAAATTAATCAGTTTATCCCTGAAAAACTTCAAAGGAATGAAAGAGTATAAATTAGAGCCAAACGGTCAAAATGTTTCCGTATTTGGCGAAAATGCCACAGGAAAAACTACACTAGTAGACGCAAGAGATTGGCTACTTTTTGACAAAGATTCGACCAATCGCAAGGACTTTTCTGTAAAGCCGCAGGACGAGGATGGAAACGATATTCACTTTTTAGAAACCGAAGTCGAGGGAATATTTGCTGTGGATGGTCAAGAATTGAAACTCAGAAAAATGCTCTGTGAAAAATGGGTGAAGAAGCGCGGGCAGCAGGAGCAGGAATTCGCAGGACATGAAACATCGTACTGGATTGACGACGTGCCGGTTAAAAAGAATCAGTATGTTAAACGAATTGAAGAATTGGCACCGGAAAGCCTGTTTAAAATGCTGACAAATCCATATTATTTTAACACTCAGGTAAGCTGGCAGGATCGGCGCAAACAACTCATGGCGATATGTGGCGACGTTTCGGACGCTGAAGTTATTCAATCCGATGAAAATTTGTACAAGCTGACAGCAATATTAAACGGCAAGTCAATCGACGGTTACAAATTGATTATTGCCGAACGGATTAAGAAACTGAATCAAGAAATCGGCAAGATTCCAGTCAGGATTGACGAACTGAACACGACGATGCTAAGTAGTCAAATAGTTGATTATACCACAGCAGAAACGGGGCTGGCTGATTTTAAGGCCGAGTTGAACGCCATCGAGCAGGAACTGGCCGGGGCCAATGACATTGCCAACAAGGCGAGAGAAAAGCAGCAACAACTTTTTAAACTGGAAAGGGACATCAAATCCCGAAAGAAGGAGCTTGAAACCGAGGCCAATGCCGGAAATATCAAACTACTGGAAGAAAAGCAAAAGTTGGAAATGAAGTTGTTGGAACTGAAGAACGAGCAGGAAGTTAACGAATCCACCCGGGAACTAAAAGAGATTGAAATTGGTGTCCTTAATACCGAAATGGAGGCAATGAGGCAGAAATATAAAGAGATTTTTGTTACAACCTTTATCGAGCCGGACGAAAGTAATTTTGTTTGCCCGACTTGTAAACGAGAGCTCCCGACAGAGGATATCGAACGGCAGATCAAGGAAATGAAACTCGGTTTTGATACCGATAAAATGAAAAAACTCACAAAGATTAATGTCGAGGGCAAGGTTAAAAAAGAACGGAAAATACAACTGGGAAAAGAGTCCTTTATCCTTGTAAATAAGTCGCTTGATTATGAAGCTGTTGGCCGTGAGATTAACGAGCGCCTTGCTGAAATTAAACAAGAATTAACCGGCATGGTTGAGGCCGAAATCAATTACAAGGACGATCACGAATATCGCAGATTATTCAACGAGGCGGTTAATTTAAAAATCGAACTGGACAAGCCTGTCGAAAATCAAAGCACGGAACTCCTGCAGAAAAAGCAAGAGATCACAGCTCATATTGAGGATCTTAACCGAGTCTTAAATCAGCGCGATGTTACAGAAAAAACCAGGGCCAGGATTGAGGAGTTGAAGGCCGAGGAAAAACGGCTTGCACAGCAGATTAGTGAGGCTGAGGGGCAAAGATTTTTGATCGAGAAATTTATCAAGGCGAAGGTTAATTTGCTAGAAGGCAGTATTAACAGCCGGTTTAAGATGGTCAAATTCCGGCTCTTTGAAACACAGATCAACGGAGGCATTGCCGAGTGTTGTGAGGCTCTTATTGGCGGCGTGCCTTTCCAGGATGCAAATCACGCGGCGCAGGTTAATGGCGGGATTGATATTATTAATGTTTTGTCAGGGCACTACGGCGTTATGGCTCCTATCTTTATCGACAACCGAGAGTCGGTAAACAAATTAATTGAGACTGGAAGCCAGGTTATTAATTTATTGGTTAGTTATGATAAAGAATTGAAAGTGGAGGTAAATAAATAATGGCAGAACAAGCACTGGTAAAACAAGAACCAACAATGGCCGAAAGGTTTACAAGTAAGGTTTTAACTGAATTCCAATCCAGTACCGGCAGCGCGATTGCTTTAACTAACTTCCAGAAACGATTAGCACAGAATTACTTTATAGCTGCTGATATGGCGCTGAAAGTAGCCGAGGAAAAACGGAAGAAGAAAAGGCAGAATCAAGACCCTATTCCCGTTATCTGGGCTAATATTGACATGGAGGCATTATCTCAAAGTGTAGTCTCTGCCGCCAGGATCGGTTGGGATCCGATGCAAAACAATCATGTAAGCTTGATACCTTTTAAAAATAACGCCACCGGCAAATACGGCATAACTTTTATGCCAGGGTACCGGGGGATCGAACTGAAATCAACTAAGTATGGGCTGGATATCCCCGACTATGTAATTGTTGAGTTGGTCTATACCAACGACAAATTTAAGTCCATCAAAAAGGATCAGAATAACCCGGTTGAGGGATTTACCTTTGAGATAGTGGACGACTTTGACAGGGGGGAAATACGGGGTGGATTTTACTATCACGGTTTTAATGACATCCCGAGTAAAAATAAACTCGTTGTATTCTCCAAAAAGGATATCGAAAAAAGAAAGCCGCGTTATGCATCTGCTGAGTTTTGGGGTGGAATGAAAGATGTCTGGGAAAACGGTAAAAAAGTAGGGCAGGAAGAGTCCGAAGGATGGTACGAAAAGATGTGTTACAAGACCATTTACCGGGCGGCCTATAATGATATAACCATCGATAGTCAAAAGATTGACGATGATTACCTGAAGTTAAAACAGTCCGAAAATGAGTACAAGGAAGCCGAGGTTCAGCAGACCATTGCCGAGAATGGAAATAAGACTGTGATTGACATAACGCCGCCCGAAGACGAAAACAAGCCAGATCAAAGCCCGCCGGAAGATGAACAGCCAGGACAAAACGATTCTCCAAAAGAAGATCCGCAGCACGAACAAATGGCGCTTGATGGACCGGAGTTTTAGGGATGAAGTTGAAAGTGATTGGAAGTAATTCCAAAGGGAACGCCTATTTCCTCGAGACAAAAACAGGAGGCTTGCTACTTGACGCAGGCCTCCGTCTCCGGGATATTCAGAAGGCACTTGGATTTGATTTTAATTCAATTCTCGGTTGCCTTATCACGCACGAGCACCAAGATCATTGTAAGGGAGTAAGAGCGCTTACGTTCTTGGGTATTGACTGTTACATGTCCATGGGGACACTGAAAACAATGCAATCCTTAAACACTCATAGATTAATGCCTATTATATCAGGTATGCAGTTTGACATCGGAGATTTCACTATCTTGCCTTTTGATACAGAACATGATAGTGCTCAACCTTTGGGTTTTTTCATCCAATATCGACCAACAGGCGAAAGATTAGTTTATCTAACTGACAGTTATTACTGCAAATACAAATTTCCCAGACTTAATTATATCCTCATCGAATGCAACTACTGCCTCGACATCCTCAAGTCCAACATCGAAGCTGGACTTATCCCTGAAGCCCTTAAAAACCGCCTTTTAGAGTCTCATTTTTCCCTAGATAATGTGAAGGATTTCCTGCAAGCCAACGACTTGTCAGAGGTGCGGAAAATCGTTTTAATTCATCTTTCGGACGGCAATTCTGATGCAGAAAGAATGGTCCGAGAGATCAAGGAGTTAACCGGGAAAGATGTTGAAGTCGCGGAGAATGGCAAGGAAATTGCTTTGGAATTATTCGAGTTTTAAATTAAAGTTTAACGTTTAGTTTAAATAATCTTTTATAAGTGAGGTTAAAAATGTTAGTTAAAATTAAACATCCTGTTTTGCAAATGTTATGTAAACATAATTATCAAAATTTTAAAACACCAGATGATGAACGGAAAAAGAAAAATCCTTATGGCTTTGTATCGCTTAATAGCGGGTGGGAAGATAAAGGAATATGGGTTTGTGTTAAATGCGGAAAGCGTAGGTATAAATAATGCTTAACCGAGTGGTATTGATTGGAAGGCTTACCCGAGATCCCGAATTAATTTATACTCCTTCAGGCGTTGCAGTAAGCAAATTTACCTTAGCCTGTGACCGCAAATTCAAAAACGCACAAGGAGAAAGAGAAGCCGACTTTATTCCGTGTGTAGTTTATCGGCAACTTGCGGAGTTGGTGGCCAATTACCTGGCTAAAGGCAAGCTCTGTGCTGTGGATGGCAGAATTCAAACGCGAAACTATACCAACAACGACGGACAGAAGGTTTGGGTTACTGAGATCATCGCTGAAGATGTTAGATTTTTATCTCCCAAAGAACATACCGAAGCTAGCAACAGTGGGGCTGAGAGGACTTATGGACCGGATAATAGGACGTATGGGAATGAGGTTAGTTTGGATGACGATATTCCGTTTTAGGAGGTTTGGTGATGAGTTTTTGCAGAGAGACAGAGCGAACCGCTAGAAAAGAGTATAAGTGCAATCTTTGCCACAAGGTTATTCAAGTTGGTGAGAGATATATTGACCATGTTGATAATATTTGTGATGAATCAAATATTGTTGTGGCAAAGGAATGTCTTGATTGTCAGATGGTTAAGAAAGAATTTCTCGCTGACCCTGAAGCGTATAACGAAGATGGATATTGTGATGACGGTTTATATGAGTGGTGGCGCAATAAAAAGTGTTGGGAATGTGGTAATAGCCATCCTGTATGTAGTCCAGACGTAAGCTGCCAAAAACCTTGCCTTGACTTAAAAAATGGCAGATGCACCGCAGATTATTGTAGTGATATGACGCATCACTGCCGATGTGAGAATTTTAAGCAAATCGAAAATTAAAACTTCCCCGACATCAAAGCGCCAACAGACAGAATTTTAGGGCGCTAATCTTTTTAAGGGAGGATAACCCTATGACCGAACCTAAAAACTGCGGAAACTGTATGAATTATATCCCTGACAACACGGGCGTTGAACGGATCCGCAAAAAGCAACGAATCTTTATTGACAACGGTAAGTGCCTGTTAAATGGCAGGAAAATGAATCCCTTACTTGTCGGGTGTCTGATGTGGAAATAATCGAAGGTGATTAAATGGCAGAAGGTTGGATAAAATTATATCGCCAAATATGGGACAGCGAACTCTGGAAAGAAAGACCTTTTGACAGGGCAAGAGCATGGATCGACTTGATTATGCTTGCCAATTTTGAAAGTAGAAATATACTGCTTGGAAATGAAATAATATTTGTCGAGAGGGGCAGTTTTGTCACATCAGAACACAAATTGATGGCTCGTTGGGGATGGTCAAAAACCAAGGTTCGCTCATTTTTAAACCTTTTACAAAATGATTCAATGATCGTTAAAAAAACCGACCACAAAAAGACCATCGTAGAGGTGCTTAACTACTGCGTTTTTCAGGATTTTGAAACCACAGAAGAACCAGAGAAAGACCAGAGAAAGACCAGTAAAAGACCAGTAAAAGACCCAACTAATAATGTAAAGAATATAAAGAATGAAAAGAATATAGTATCGTCGAACGTTTTCGCCGATGATTCTCTTGAAATAATTTTAGCAAGCGAACTTTTTAATTTAATCCTTGTAAACAATCCAAAGGCAAAAAAACCAAACCTGCAAACGTGGGCAAAACAATTTGACTTAATTATTAGGATTGATAAGAGAGATATCGACGAAATCAGAACGGTTATAAATTGGACCCAAAGGGACAGTTTTTGGATGGGGAATATCTTATCGCCAAAAACGCTAAGAAAACAGTTTGATAAACTGACAATCCAAATGCAAAAACAAAAACCAAACGGACAAGCCAAACCCGAACAAAAAACCTCACCCGACAAATACGAAAACTTTTATCTGTGAGGCGAAAGCTATGGCAATCCACTACAATAAAGTCCTTAACCCCCAACAATGCGAAGAAATGCACAAATTTTTAATTCTACTCAAAACCTGCTATAAAAAAGCAAATCAATTAGAAATTAAGCCTGATATAGAAAAATACATGAAAGAATATCGCGGATATAAAACGACGGAACAAAACAGAAAAGCAAATCGTGAAAGCGTGAGAAAACGCAGAGAGAGGATGAAAAACAATGTATGAGATTTTTGTAATATCCGGTGATGTAGTTATAAAAGTGTGTTTTGGTGCCTTGCTACTGTCAATCGCATGGAGAATTGTGGGGTGGAAATGATCGTGAAGGAATATTATGTTAGCTTCCAATACACGGCAAAGGATAGTTGGGGAATAGGTAATAGTGCCTTACAGTTAAAAAATCCTATTACCTCAATAGAGAATATACGCTTAATCGAACAAGGCATAAAAAGCAAAACCTCATATGATTCAGTTATAGTAATTAATTGGAAAATATTTAAACGAGGATTTATTTCATGGTAAATAGCAGGAGTAAATATCACTCAATTAAAACCGCAATTGGTGGCAGGGTTTTTGATTCCAAGGCTGAAGCTAACCGATTTGCCGAACTTCGCCTGCTAATGAGGGCCGGAGAAGTAAAAAACATCGAATGCCAGCCAAAATTCCTCCTCCAAGACAGTTTTAAAAAAAATGGTAAGACATACAGAAAGATTGAGTATATAGCAGACTTTAAAATTACTTATGCAGATGGCCGGATAGAAATCGAAGATGTGAAATCTAAAGGAACAAAAACAGAGGCTTATAAAATCAAAAAGAAATTATTCGAGTTAAAATATCCAGACTTAACAATCGTTGAAGTTTTTATGTAGGAGCAAGGCAGAATGATCTTATATGTCCAACTTGGAGTATCGACACTAATTTTGATTGTAAATTTTATGCAATGGGTGGAGATTAGGAGAAATAGGAGGGGAAGATAAGTGATTAAATTTTGTCCAATCAGAGGTAAATACTGCGACGAAGAATTATGTGCCTTATGGGTTTCCTCATCCCAACGATGCACGTTTAAAGATTTGGCCCATTCGGTGAAACAACTTATTCCAGTTAAAAATGAGGAAACCAAGGAAATTGAGATCGGATTTGAGAAAGATTGTGCAAATTGCAAACATATGAAAACGCTCGAGATTGAGGAGCCGTGTAAAACCTGCAACGAAGCAGATGCGCCGTTTATAAAATGGGAATCCAACGGGAGGTAAAACCATGAAAAAAGATTGTCATTTGTGCCCTTATGAAAACCGCAATAACTGGCAAAAACCCTGCCGGGAATGTCTGCAAAGTGATTGTAGGGTGTGGGGAGAAGAGGAAAAGCTGAAAATATCCGAGGAAGATCTTTGGTGCAAAGATGAATGGTATGGCAATATATATACTTGCCCCAACTGTAAAAAAAGATACTATTTGGAGAAATTTTAAGTTTTGTTCGTTGTGCGGCAAGGAACTGGAATGGGAGGAATCCGAATGAACGATACCTGCCCAAACTGCGAATCTGACGTAATCATCAAAGTTGGCACGTGCACCCAATGCCAAGTATGTGGATTAGCTTTAGGTTGTGGGTAAATGAAAAAAATGTCAGATTATAAAGCTCAAATAACTTTGTTAAAAAAGCAAAACCAAGAAGCTTTCAACAAAGGCAGAGAAGAAGGCTTTATTGAGGATAAAAAAGATAGTTTTATGTTAGCTAAGGAGATAATAAGACGGCAGCGCAGTGGGGGAGGTAAGGGAGAATGAAGCCAACAACAACAATAGCAATTGCGTGGATAGCAACAAGTTTGGCGGTATCAGTAGCGATATATATAACCCATAGTGCATGGTGTTTATGGGTGTTTATATTACCAGGGTCACTGAGCTACACTTCAGGCGGGGGAGGTAAGGGAGAATGACAGGCAAAGAGAAGTTGATTGAGTGGATTAAAAATGCGGATGCAAAAACAATATTAAATAAAATAAACGAATATTGCATTAGAGACATTAGATGCCCTGATGATTTTGGATTACAAGATCACAGACATTGCGGAAGCGGTATCGATTGTGTAACAAAATGCTGGCAGCAAGCCTTAGAAAAGGAGTATGCGGAGGTAGAAAAATGACATTAAAATATGCTGAAGTGGCTAAAATGTTTAATCTTATTAACAAGATTGACGAAGAAAATTCAGAATATTATTTAAAAGTAAAATATTTATTAAATTTTGTTTACAAATTGCCAGCAAGTAAATATAAAACAAAAAGCAACGGATGGCTAAATGCTTTTTATTATTACCTTAGTTATGGCTATCAACCTGAAAAGGCTGAAGAAATGACAGAGAAAATTCCTATAAATATTCATGCAAGCATGATGTCATTTAATAAAAATGATTATATGGAAAATTTTAATAAAGCAATAAGGGGTAGAATGAATAATTGGCGCAAACTGCATGGACTCCCGATGAGAAGAAAAGTGCGGAGGTAGATAAGTGAACTTTAAAAATAATGTTTTATTAGTAGCTATCATATGTGATTTGCTTGCAGCCGTACTCACGCTTACAGGGATAATTAAACCAAGCAAAACAGTGACCTTTTTATTGTGTATTGCACTTGCAATGGGCATGGCAAGTACATGGAGGTAGAAGATTGAGTGAAGAAAGGATCGACCGCCACATATATCAATATGTTGAGGCTGAATTGCGAAATTATAAAACATACCAAAAATTAATCGCCGAATACCAAAAAGAGTACGCCGGAGTAAAATCAAGCATGGGCAATGATATTACAGGGAGGTTTAGCCAGGGAGCGACGTCGGATAGTGTTTATAATGAGGTAAACAGGGTAATTAATTGCGATGTCCGAATAGTCAGGGCAATCCATATGGTAATGTGTATTGAGGATATATTGTTTGATTTGTCAGACCAGGATAGGCAACTTATTGAGATTAAATATTTTCAAGGATGGCTTACGGATTGGGGAGTTAGTCGGGAATTACACATGTCGAGGAAAACATATTACAAACATAGGAATAGAATTATAAACAAATTCGCCTTAAGGATGCGTTTATTATAGGGGTGACAATAACGACACTTTTAGTACGCTTTTATGTGATATGATGTCAGTAATCAATAAAGTCAATCTCCTGAAGCGTCTGGCATTTGTCGGGCGCTTTGTTCGTATATCTTTCCCTTATTTTCACCCCTTTCTCTGGGCTCCAAAAGGGGCCTGACTCTTTTTATTTGAGGCTAATACTACAAGGTTATTAACATAGTTGACATTTGAAGGAGGCGACTCAGTGGAAGAAGTCCGGTGTCCAAAATGCAACAAATTACTCATTGAGGCATCAGGGGAAGTTAGAAAGATATGTCCTAGATGCAAAACAATAATCCATATAGTTACAACTTCAAAAGGAATTATTAATTTAAGCACACCAAAGTAAAGGAGCGTGTCAAATGCAAACAGAATTAATTACAAAAAATGTTTTTAATTATTTTAGTTCTTTAACAAAAACAATGACAAATGAAGAGAAGGAAAAATTAGCCGAAATTACCCTTGATGCAATATTTAAACAAGAAGCAAAAGTGGAAATGATGCCAGTTTTAAGTTTAAAAGAAATTGCGGAACAACAACGAAAAAAGCAAATAGAACAGAAAGAAAAAGGGAAATATCCGGAAATAAGCAAAGAAAAAAACGATAGCAGTTATGAAGATATTGTTTGGACAAAAAATAGAATAAGAGGCAGAGAAAAATATGAAGGCAACGAAATTAAAATAAGAACTCCGAAAACTCAAACTATACTGGGCAATGAATTGGTTATGGGTGAAAAATTGATTAATTTTATAGGTAATCCCATAAAATGTTCGATATGTTTTAAAAAAGATGGTTCCCTGATTATTTATCCAGATGAGGAAAATGGAATGCTTGTGCAAAATAGAAATAATAAAAATAAAGCTAAGGTCATCAATATTAACAAGGAAGCAGGAGAAATAATTTTAAAAAATAAAAACAAATATCAACTTAATCAAACAATCACAGCTATTAAAAAAGAATCAAATAATATATTGCCGAGACACATTGTTATTGAGACAATAAAATAAATAATTTTAGCGCTACTAGAGAGCCACTTGATCCTTTAATAGGATTGGGTGGCTCTTTTTTTATTTGAGGTGAGAAATATGCCAAAATCAAGTAAATGTTGGCATTATGAATATATCAATATAGCCGAGACAGCCAACTGCACGAACTGCCAGCATTGGGATCCGAAGAAGAACAGGTGCAAGGACGAAGCTTTGATTATTGCGGAGTATGATAAACGACACCGGAGTTACGAATTAATGATGCAGAGTAATAAGGGGTTGAGATTAAATGGCTGACGTAAAAGGATTAACAGTAAATATACGAATAAGAGATATGGAGTGGTTTAAAGAGTTTAAGGATATTGTTGTCAATATGCTTGATGATAAAAGAATACAGGAAAATATCAGAAAAGAATATCATGGAGAAATGATGGCTGTGTTTGATAAGTACCATAGTGATACCCCTGAAAATGTGGAGGTTGGAGATGCCATCGAGACCGCTTAGATGCTGCAGCTATCCAGGATGCCCCAATCTTGTGGTGAGTGGCAAGTGTGCGGAACATAGCAAGCAAGACAGGCAAAGACAAGATAGGCAACGAGGCAGTTTTAGGGAGCGAGGATATACATCTAATTGGGATAAACCAGGTGGCATAAGGGAAACAAAATTGAGGCGCGATCCTATTTGTCAACGCTGTGAGAGCAGAGGAACAATTAAGCCAGCTAAACTTGTCCATCATATAGTATCATTAAGCAAAGGTGGATCTTTATCAGATATGAATAATCTATTAAGTCTTTGTGTTAAGTGTCATGATGAGATACACAGAGAGCAGGGGGATAAATGGTAAAAGTTAAATAAATATAGTATAATTAAAAGTGTGGGATAGCCCCGAGTTAGCTACTTGGCGCGACAAGGTATCCGCGTACCTTCCCACAAAATAACAAATTCGCGGGAAAATAACTACTTATGCGGAAGGTGGTTTTTGTTATGTTTAAAAATAATGAACCAACAATTATATGTACAAAATGTAAAAGAACATTACCAGCGACACACAATTATTTTCATCGTGATAAAAAATCAAAACATGGGTTATATCATGTGTGCCGCGAATGTAGAGGATATAAATTTGGGGAAATACTTAGATTAACAAATCAAGGCAACTGCAATGTCGGAGGATGCAATAAGAAAGCAATAAAAAATGGATATTGTAACGCCCATAATCTAAAATATAAAAAATATGGAGACCCTCTCTTTAATGGCAGAAGGGAAAAATACAAACCAAAACCACGCAAATGTTTAGAGTGCGATGTTGAATTTATACCTAAAAAAGAGCAAGAGACTAAGCCTGTTAAATATTGTTCTAAAAAATGCAAAATAATTGCTCATAAAAAGTTAATGACAAAACCTAAACCAAAGTGTGTTGTATGTGATAAAGAAATGAGACGGTTCGATAATAAGCATTGTTCGGATAAATGCTACAAAGTGTCGCTAGAAAAGCAAAAAGAACAAACAAGAGTTAATAGTTTAATAACTTGTAGTGTGTGTGGAAAAGAATATGAATCAAGAAAAAATAGGGATAGTAAATATTGTTCCAGAGAATGTTATAACTTAATTCATAAGATATGCCAACATTGTGGGAAAGAGTTTAGTGGTAATGAACATAGCAAGTATTGTAGTGAAAAGTGTCAAAGAAATGCCTATAATAAAATAAATCCATGGCGCAACAGGGAGTCTGCACATAGAAGAAAAGCAAGGATAAAAAAGGTAAGAGTTGGGCATGTAAGTGGTAATGTTATATACCAAAGAGATAATGGGAAATGTCAAATATGCAGAAAGATGGTAGATATAACATTGAG